CAAACGATTTGTTCTCGGTATCGATAGATCCAAGATGAGATTGTATGATGTTGAAGAATCTGCACAGAATGATATTGTTGATGCAGGTAAAGTTGAAGATAAACCTTTGAATACATTTGGTAACCGTGAACGTAGAAAAAACTTTGATGGATTTAAAGTATGATTTTGTATGATTATCTTTTAGAGAATAGAAATTCAAATGGTGTTCCCATTTTGAATGAACAACAATGGGCTCTTGTCAATGAAAAATTTGACAAAGAAACTATTGTTGCTGAATTGATTCGTCTAATTGAAACTACAAAACCACCATGTCCGTTGCGTGAGATTACCTATGAAGATATGCAAAGTGCCTTTTGGGCATTAACACTATCTGATTTAAAATCTACATTTCAAGAACACGATAAAGTAAAAGATATTGTGATTGAGAAGTTTGAAGATTATGGTAGAAAGTATTCTGAACATGGTCTTGGTGTTATTCAAATGGGCTCACAATTCAATAATGTAAGTAATTATTTTCATCAAACATTGAGATATAAATGTGATGCATGGGGATATAAATCTCCAATCTATCGTTGGGAAAACAATGATAACTTGCGTAGTGTATTTCTTGCACTATGGCGATTGGGTAATAAAGAACTATCAGTTAGTGCTTACATTTCATCGTTTAGATTGAGTGCCTATATTGCAACACAATTTAAACCACAAGTTGCAAAGTTACTCTATGAGATATCAAATGCAAAGACTGTGTTTGATTCATCTTGCGGTTGGGGTGATAGACTTGCTGGTTTCTATTGTTCAAGTGCAGAACAATATTATGGTACAGATCCAAATGACCAAACATATTTGAAATACTTTGAACAATGTATTGAGTATGAGAAGTTGTATGGTGAGAAACCGAAGACTACATTCACCAATGAATACTTTATTGTTGAAGGCAAGAAACGTGTAGAGATACATCGTAAACCAGCCGAAGACTTTGACTATTCTATTTTACCACCAATTGATTGTGCGTTTACATCACCACCATATTTTGCAACAGAGAAATATAATACAGATGGTAAACATTCAGATGAACAATCATGGTCAAGATATCAAACATATGAGCAATGGCGAGATGGTTTCTATCTGCCTGTTAATCGTAAAACATTTGCAAGTCTAAGTGATAATGGGTTTCAGTTTGTTAATATCATGGATCCAAAGATTAAAACTACAAGATACTATGCAAGTGATGATTTGATTGATGATATGGTTAAGAATGGTGCAAACTTCTGTGGTCAATTGGGTATGCGTATCATGCAGAGGCCAAAGAATGTAGAAAATTTAGATGAATTTATGAAAAAAGTTTACATTGAACCAGTCTGGACATTCTCTAAAAAACAACAGAAGTTTGATATTGTAGATAATTACATGAATAAAGGTTCTTTAGATGCATTCTTTGCTTGACAATATATGGTAATTGAGATAGGATAAATACTCCAATTAATTAAATGTTAGGAGTATTCGATGGCAGATTCCCCAAAAGCAGCTGAAGCTGCTCAAGCGTTATTTTGTGCTATGGCTGACTACATTGGTTCTTCATCTATAGATAAAAAATTTAGTTTGAAAACATATCCAACATATGCAGATTTTAAACATGAATATGAAAAGTTAATAACAGATTCTTTTAATAAAAGAGTTCATGTTCCAAGTGTTTCTTTAAAAGAAATAGAAGAATTAATAACTTCTGATAATGACTGGTATAAATCTTCTGTGAATATTGCAGTAAAACTTATACAAGACGTTGATAAGATAGATAAAGATTTTGCAAAGTTTCAAGGTCCAAATTGGCAAGATATATTTTATTTTCGTGGTGCTGCAGCTGAAAAAGGAAGAACTTCTAATGTTATGGAATTGATTGGTGAACTTTTTGATGCTGCTAATAAAACAAATAAACAGTTTGGTGATATTAATAAATGGAGTCCTGCTGACATATATTTTGCATCAAAGAAAGCAAATGATACTATCGTTGAGCAAGTAAATCTTGTTAGGAGTTCAAAAGTAAGTTACACATTTGATAATTTAAATTTATGCATTAACAATCTTATTGATTCTGGTGATTTACTGGGTGTATCTCTTAAAAAAGCTGCACATGAAGTTCATATTGTTTTGATGAACTTCTCACAATCAGATACAGAAAAACATCTTGAAGATATAGTTTACAATGGTATTAGTGAAAAACCAGGTGCCGGTGAAAAAGGATCAGAGAGAGATATTAAAATATATTTTAGTGCGAATAAGAGAAGTTATATTAAGATAAGACATGATCCGTCAAGTGATAAAATGTTAGCAAACAAAGCAATTAAAGCTGAAATTGAAGTTAGTGGTGCCGGTGGTCGTGGTGGTTCTCTTACAAGTTTTGGTACAGGTAATCCAAATGGATCTGGAATAAGTGATTTAATTGCAACAGTTGATCCAAAATTTGGTAAACTATTAGGTGCATCTTTTACAAAAGGATTTTCAGATTATCAATCAGCGATAAATGATTTAAATTCAGAATTTATGAAAAAAATTGGAATGAAAAGTGGAAAATTAACAAAAGAAATTTTGAATAAGTATCCTGCACCACAAAATATAGTGAAACAATATAATTTTAAAGCTCCAAAAAACACTTATTATGATTGGTATAAAGAAGAAAGAATTGTTTTGAGTATAAGACATATTGTTGGTAGTTATGAATCATTACTCAGAAATTATTTCACAAGAAGACCAGATAGTAAAGGTGTAGTAGAACATGAAACAAATAGTATTGTTCGTGCTTTCTATAGATATGCAGCCGGCCTATCACCAAAATCTGGTAAATTTGTGATTGCAAAATAGAAAATAAAATGAACTTTACACAATTTTTAACCGAATCAAAAAAAGAAGGTGCTAATCTGCACCTTGAGCATATTGAAGATGAGATACTGAATCGTGGTGTCAATGGCGCTCGTGACACTATCAACTTCCTTCAATCGTTGCGAGATATGCTTGCAGGACATTCTACGTCTAAAGTGAATCTTACTACAAAATGGGATGGCGCACCTGCTATATTCTGTGGTATCAATCCAGATAATGGTAAATTCTTTGTTGGTACAAAAGGTGTTTTTAATGCAAATCCTAAATTGAATTATACTGATGAAGATATTGATAAAAATCATTCAAGTGAGGGTTTAAATGCTAAACTCAAAGTTGCATTGCGATATCTGCCTAAGTTAGGCATCAAAGGTGTTTTGCAAGGTGACATGATGTTTGCAAAAGGTGATATCACAGAAAAGGATATTGATGGCCAAGAATATATTACGTTTCAACCAAACACAATTGTATATGCTGTACCATCAGATTCTAAACTTGCAAAGACAATGACAGCTGCACAAATGGGTATCGTGTTTCATACTTCATACACAGGTAAAACATTCTCTGATATGAAGGCTTCATTCAACATAGATATTAAGAATCTAACAACAACTAAAGATGTTTGGTTCCGTGATGCATATTTTGTTGATGCATCTGGTACTGCATCGTTTACAGAAGAAGAAACAAAACAGATTACTGGAATTCTATCTGTTGCAGGTAGAACATTGCAGTCAATCAATTCATTGTCACTAAATAGAATAGCTGCAAGTGATGTTATTCTAACTTATATCAAGACTTTCAATAATACAAAAGTTCGTGAAGGTTTAAAGATTAGAGACACACAAGCACATACAACAGAATTGATTCGTTGGGTTGAGGCGAAGCTAAATAAAGATATTGCTGATGCAAAGAAAGAAGATACTAAACATAAGAAGTCTTTACAGAAGACAGAAATTATGCGTTTCTTTCGCAATTCAAGAACTGACTTAGTTAGAATTTTTGATATGATGAATCTCGTTGTTGATGCAAAGAATATGATTGTTAAGAAATTGCAACAACTAAAACAAGTTACTGGCACATTTCTTCGCACAGATGATGGATATAAAGTAACTAATCCAGAAGGGTTCGTTGCAGTAGATAAACTAAAAGGCAATGCAGTTAAGTTAATTGACAGACTAGAGTTTGCTCATGCAAACTTTAACGCAGCTAAGAATTGGAGTAAGTAATGGCACCATATGAAGAAGGTTATAAATTATCTTTAGATAATAAAAAATATAAAAATCCCTATTTAAACAAAGAAGGTCAAGAAGCCGATGCAGAAGATTTTGCTCGGGGATACGAAAACGCAACGGAAGAAAAAAATGGCAGATAAGAAGTATGACCTATCACAGATTATGTCCGAATATGGTGAAGACGATTTCGGATTCACGGCAACTGATGAAGAAGAATATAATGCTGTTATTGCCGAAAAAGATGGTACAGTACAAGAGTATAAAGACCGATTACATGAAGTAGAAAAGATTATTTTACCTTTCTTAACTAAGTTGTTGAAGACTTCGGATCAACCAATTATCAAATGGCCGAATCGTAAACCAATTTTAGAATCACAAATACAAAAAATTTTAAACCTCACAAGAGATTGATATCAACTAAATAAACGACTGGAGTATATTATGAAAGATTTGATTATAGGCGCAAGTACCAATTACGATTGGCCAAAACTAAAGTATTGGGTTAACTCAATCAATAAATCAGGCTTTGAAGGTGACAAAGTACTGATTCTTTTTAACTGCGACAAGAATACAGTTGCCAAAGTTGTTGCATCTGGATTTATAGTTGTAGCAATCAATAAAGATGCCGATGGTAATTTGAAATATGAATCACAATTACCAATTCACGTTGAGCGTTTTGCTCACATCTACAACCACCTACGCAATAACGAATATCGGTATGTAATTACAACTGATGTTAAAGACGTTATCTTTCAACAGAACCCAATTGATTGGTTAGAAGCTAATCTCATTTCTGAGAATCTTGTGTTCTCATCTGAAAGTATTTTATACAAAGATGAACCATGGGGTGATAATAATCTGTTAGAGACTTATGGTCCGTTCTTGCACAACATCTATAGAGACAATGAAATCTATAACGTAGGCGTTCTTGCAGGTTCTGGTACTGCAATGAGAGATATTGCAATCAATATCTTTACATCATGTTTAGGCAAACCAATCCCAATCTGTGACCAATCTACTTTCAACTTTATGATATCGATGCATCCGTATATTGATACATGTAAGTATACTTGTTCAGAAGATGGTTGGGCATGTCAATTAGGAACTACGGCTGATCCATCTAAACTTGATGCATTCAAACCACATCTGTTAGAGAAAACACCCAAGTTAGTTAACGACATGGTGACAACATCAACTGGAAGACCATATCATATTGTTCATCAATACGATAGAGTTCCAGAATGGCGCAAAATTATTGAGGAGAAGTACGGTGACTAATGCATTAGTAATGGCTGGGCATATCAGAACATTCAAAGATATTGCCGATGAAGTTGTACATTTCAAAGAACAAAATGAATTAGATGTGTATCTGTTTATTTGGGATGAAGGCAATCAAGAAGAAATTGATTTCGTTATTAAGATGTTAAAACCAGTCAAATGGTTAATTGAGAAGAACGAAACGTATGCACATGAGTTTTTTGATGCAGAAGAAAGAATTGCAAAGAAGAATCCCAAAGACTTGATGGTCAATGATAGAAATCATGTTACACTATCAATGCACTTTGCCCGTAGAAAGGCATTTGAGTTGATTGAAAAAGAATATGATAACATCATATTCAGCAGATATGATACACATCTGTATCCATTCAAGTTACGCAATCTAGTAAAAGATTATTCTGAAGTTGTTATCACACCAACGAATGAACAATATGGAATGGTGTCTGATATCTTTGCAGTTGTGCCATGGAAATATGCCGACAAGTATTTTTTCTATTCAAGAGCTGAAGAAATCATGTCAAAGAGATTCAGTAAGAAAACAAAAGAATGGTTGAGTATTAAATTCTTTTGGGAAAATGGCCAAAGAGATATCGTGTTACATGATGAAAGACGATACTGTCCGCATATGTTGTGTATGAGAAACTTCTTTGAGACTAATACACCATACATTGCGATTGATTTACCTGTTTATATAAAGAGATGATATGAAAGTTGCATTATGCCTATCTGGCCAAGCAAGGTCTTTTGATAAAGCTTTTCCATTTGTAAAAAAGAATTTACTTGACAAACATGATGTCACAGTATTTTTTCACACATGGAATACTGTAAGTGAACGTGATATACTAAACTTATATACAAACAGTCAATTGTGGTTAACAGAACCACCACAAGAACCAGACTTGTCAAAGTATACAAGAGTGCCATCACCACAACCAAATTGGAAAGTAAAAAATCCTGCGTTGTCTACATGGGCTCAATTCTATTCATTGAATAAGGCTAACACATTAAAGATTAAATATGAAAGAGAATTTGGAATGAACTTTGATTGGGTCATTCGTTCTCGTTTTGATTTTGCATTGAATACTGAAATACCATTTGAAGAACTAGATAATTCTAAATTGTACATTCCAAACTGTCGAATGACACCAAATAGAGACTTTGGAAATGACCAGTTTGCCTTCTCATCGTCACGCAACATGGATAAGTATTGTAACGTGTTTAATCGTATAGATGAATTCTATGACCTTGGTGTTACAATGATTGGTGAAGAAATGATGAGTATGAATTGGAAAGTATCTGATTTAGTTGGTGAAAATCTAGTATATTGTAACATGAATCACCCATTTGGTCCTGGTGCACACAACGGCACAAGACACTCATTAGTTAGAGATGATTTTGAAAAGTGGTAAAAACATTAAAAGAACTGAAAGGCCATTCTGCCAGTCATGTTTATTTAATGCAAGATGATGATAAAATCTTCGTAAGAAAAACTGGCGATATTGCCCGCAATTTGGAAAGATATGATGTTCTTTCCAATCATAATTTAAATTTACCTAAAATCTATGAGATTTATGGTGATTATTATGATATGGAATATATCTCTTGCCTAGAGATGAAGAAGTATTTGTCTTTAAATAAAGCTAATAAACTAGTTGACTTTATTATGGAAGTAGTGTATAATCTATCAAAGAATACATACGAAAAGGACTATACTGAAACATACCGAAACAAGTTATCAAAGTTTGATTTCACCAAGTTTGAGATGCCGTTTACGGCAGAAGAACTGATAGACAAGTTGCCTAAGATTCTACCTGCATCTGAGTATCATGGTGATTTCACACTAGAAAACATTTTGTATGACACAAAGAATGATAAGTTTGTATTGATTGATCCATTGACAACTGAGTTCGATTCGTTTGTATTTGATTTGGCTAAGTTGAGACAAGACCTTGTGTGTAAGTGGTTCATAAGAAATGATGATGTGTATCTTGACTCAAAAATGTATCTCATTATAGACAAAATACGTCAATTTGTACATATTGATATACACAATGACTACTTGTTGATTATGATGTTGATGAGAGTTTTGCCGTATACTACTAATGAAAAAGATAAAGAGTATTTAATGAAAGAAGTGAGAAGAATATGGAAATAATTATGCCATGTGCAGGTCTATCTACTAGGTTTCCTAACCTAAGACCAAAATATTTGTTGACCGATTATAGCGGCAAGTTGATGATTGAGAATGCAGCCAAACATTTTATTGGCAAACACAACATCACAATTGCTATTCTAAAACAACATAATGAAAAGTTTAACGCAGAGAATAAATTGCGTGATGCCTTTGGTGACAAAGTTAACATCGTTGTACTAGATGAACCGACAAGTGGTCCTGCTGATACAGTCTATCAGACTATTATGAAGGCTGAGTATTTCTTTACATCAACTTCACCTTTGTTAATCAAAGATTGTGATGGATTCTATGATACAGATTTGATTGGTGGTAATGCAATCTATGTTTCTAAGTTGTCAAAGAATCCTGATATTCGTAATGCGCCTGCAAAGAGTTACACAATCACCAATGAACAAGGCATCATTACATCTGTTGTTGAGAAACAAATTGTAAGTGATTCATTCTGCGTTGGTGGTTATCAGTTTGGAAGTATTGGTGAATTTATTGATACGTTTGAAAAACTGAAAGACAATGCCACTTCTGAAATCTTTGTGTCTAATATCATAGACTATATGATTTCAAACGGCCAAGTGTTTACAGAAAAAGATGTTGAGAACTTTGTTGATGTTGGTACTGCCGATGATTGGTTCAAGTACAATGACAAACCAACTTATTTCTGTGATATTGATGGCACACTAATTAAGACTAAAGATTTTCACGATGCGCCATATGAACCAATTGTAGGTAATGTAAATGCATTACTGAAAGAACAATCCCGTGGTTGTAAGATGGTGTTTGTGACTGCTCGTAAGAATAAGTATGAGAGTTATACACGAAAGCTTTTAGACGAATTAGGTTTTAAAGAGTACATTTTAATCATGGAAGCAAATCATTCTCGCAGAGTTGTGATTAATGATTATGCAAACTCTAATCCATATCCATCCGCAGTTGCAATTAACCTCAAAAGAGATACTGATTCTTTAGGAGAAATGATATGAAGATAGAAAGAATACAACAATACTTTAATCAGATGGAAATGTATAAGTTGAATAGAGAACATGATATACTAGTCATGGAGAAACGTGCAGTAGTTAATCGACTAGAAGATATAGAACAAACACGAATAAGAAGAAATCGTGAGATGAAACTTAACGGACAAAATGTGGACAAATTAGCATGAATATATTGATTACTGGCGGTGCAGGTGGAATAGGTTCTACACTTGCATTGTTATTGACACGCAAAGGTCATACTGTTGTTGCAGTTGATAATTTTAATAATGGTTACATGGAAAATTTATATGAAGATGGCGAACAAATCTGTGATGTTGCACCACTTGATATCCGTGAAACACAGAAGTTGACAGAACTATTAGAGTTTAACAAAACTGAGATTATCATTCATTTGGCTGCATTAACATCTTTGCCTATTTGTGAATCTAATCCAGCAGAATGTATTGATGTGAATGTTGCAGGTACAGCATCTGTATTGACAGCCGCAAGATTGTCTAATGTTAAGAGAACTATTGTTGCATCTACATCGGCAATTTATGAGAACACACCGACAAAGTATGCACCATTCAAAGAAAAAGATCCGGTTTCACCACGATTGTTTTATCCATTATCTAAGAAGTTAATGGAAGATGTAGTACAATCATACATTACAAACTATGATATGGATGTAGTGACTCTAAGATTCTTTAATGTTTTTGGTCCACGACAAGATATTCATCGTAAATCACCACCACTAATCAATTATATTGTGCGTGAAATTGCAAACAATAGGCCATTGAAATTCTTCTCTGATGGTTCTCAAGTGCGAGACTATGTGCATGTTGATGATGTTGTATCAATGATTGAAAGATGTATTGAGGTTGAAGACATCTCAGGTAAAATATTTAATGTGTCTACTGCAACTCTCACCTCTGTTAAAAATATTATAAATTTTGCAGAGAAAGCCTTCAATAAAAAATTAGATTATACATTCAATCCACCAGACAAGTTTTGGGCAGACTATGATGTAATCTATCAAGGCAAACCATTATTGAATCGAGTACTTGAAAGAGAAGTAACTAAGTTCTCTCTTGGTTCTGTTTCGAAAAGTGCTAAACTTTTAGACTGGCATCCAAACACTAAGATTAAAGAATTGATGATTGATACTATGAGAAAAAACTATGAGCTTATTACCAGATAAAAATTTAATTATTGTTACATCTGCATTGAATCCTGTTATTGGTGTTGTTCAACCTGAAGATAGATTCAAACAAACAATGGATTCTTTACATTCTTTGCGTAAACATTTTCCTAATGATATCATTGTGTTTACTGATGGTTCACCGAATGAAGTAGAAGAATACAAACTAAAAGAGATTGTACCATTTGTGAATGTTCTTGTATGTTGGAATACAGATCCAGATATTCAGTTATTAGCTTCTAATGGTCGTAAGAGTGAATCAGAAATTGTATTGTTGTTTAAGACTCTTAGATTGTTGATGGACAAAACTGATGATAACATGATGGCATCTGTTAAAAGAATCTTTAAATTCTCTGCAAGAAGTACACTACATGATTCATTTGATATCAAAGAATATGATAATCTATTTGGTAAGTATGTGTTTAAGAAAAAGATACCATCGTGGAAGAATGAGAATGATTACTTGTTCATCACAAGAATGTATTCATTCTGCATATCATTATTGAATGATTATCTTGGTGTATTGATTGGTTGTTTTAAAACTGTACAAGAGTTGGGTGTTGATACTGAACATGCACACTATAGATATATAAAGCAGAATCATTTGATTGAATTTGATAAACTACATTGTGACGGAATCGTAGCCGGAACAGGTGCAACAGAAACTTACTGAGGATATTATGGACTTAAAAGAATATTGGCTAAACAACACAGGCAAAAAGATTACAAAATGGACTCATTACTTTTGGGTATATGAGAAACATTTTAAAGCACTAACAGAAAAACCAATCAAGATGCTTGAGATTGGCATTCTTAATGGTGGTTCATTACAGATGTGGAAAAAATACTTTCATCCTGATAGTGTGATTGTTGGTATCGATATTAATCCTTCATGTAAAGAACACGAAGAAAATGGTGTTCATGTACGCATTGGTGACCAATCTGATCCAAAGTTTCTTGCTAGTTTGATTGAAGAATTTGGCCAGTTTGATTTAGTAATAGACGATGGCAGTCATCATGTTGACCATGTAAGAAAAACATTTGAGATTCTATATCCACGTATTGCCAAAGAAGCAGTATACTTCATTGAAGACACACATGCAGCTTACTGGCCATCACATGGTGGAAGTATTAGTCATCCAGATTCTATTAATAATGTTGCTAAAACTATGGTTGATAAGATTAATGCGGATCATGCAAGAGGTCAAATTAGTCCAGATTACTACACTTTACATACAAAATGTATGTCAGTCTATGATAGTATCATAGTATTTGATAAAGGTGACGTTGGTGAGAAACAACCACAAGAATATCCGAATGAATATGTCAAATCTGATGAGGTTTTGGTTATCAGGACTAACTAAATACTAAATAGAGTATTAACAACTGCTGTAGAGGCGGAGTATGAAATTTAGAGATTTTTTGAGAGAAGCCAAAGAGGTACATCACACGTTTGCGTTTGGACGCATGAGTCCACCCACAACTGGTCATGAAGTTCTCGTAAACAAAGTCAAAGATGTAGCTAAACAACATGGTGGTGAACATAGTGTTGTTTTATCTCACACACAAGATAAAGACAAAAATCCACTTACTCCGCAACAGAAACTCAAACACGCACAAAGATTCTTTCCTAACACGAATCTTTCTACTTCAAGTAAAGAAAAACCTACCTTTCTACAACATGCAGCTGAATTACACAAAAAAGGTGTAACTCACTTGCATATGGTTGCTGGATCGGATCGGGTACCAGAATACAAAAAGAAACTTGCACAATACAATGGCACACATGAGGGTGCATTGTATAACTTCAAAAAGATTACAGTACACAATGCTGGTGAACGTGATCCTGATGCTGAAGGTACTGCCGGCATGTCTGCATCTAAGATGAGAGCTCATGCAAAAGCTGGTGAATTTCATCATTTCAAAAAAGGCATTCCATCTCATGTACCAGAACATCATGCGAATGAATTGTACCATGATGTGCGTAAAGGTATGCAAGTCAAAGAAGATATCAATGACGATTTTGCTGATATCTTTCTGACAGAAGGTGTACATGACCATGCTATTTTCAAAGCAGTATTCTTATCTGGTGGTCCTGGTTCAGGTAAAGATTATGTACTAGACAATACACTTGCAGGCCATGGTCTAGTTGAAATGAATTCTGATAAGGCACTTGAGTTCTTGATGGACAAAGAAGGTCTTGATAAGAAGATGCCATCATCTGAAGAAGAAAAAAGAAATCTTGTTCGTGGCCGTGCAAAGAATATTACAGAGTTGCGTCAACGCCTTGCAATTGCAGGTCGTAATGGTTTGATTATCAATGGCACAGGTGATGACATTGAGAAGACTAAAAAGATTAAACATAAACTAGAATCAGCTGGATATGAAACATCTATGCTTCTAGTCAATACACACGATGAAGTATCTAAAAAGAGAAACATAGAACGTGGTATGCGTGGTGGTCGTACAGTACCAGAAGACATTCGTAAGGATAAATGGAATTCTGTACAAAAGGCAAGAGCAGAATATGCAAAGTTGTTTGGTGCAAGTTATATGGAGTTTGATAACTCTGAAGATTTGAGAAGT